CAACTGATGGTTCAGGGTCGGTGCCATCATCAACTTCAGCGAAGCCAGTCAATACTAAGACATTGCCTTCAAATTCAGTGACTTCATCTAGCATTCCTGCAGGACCATTTGGTGCGTCTTTAATATATTTAATTTTCATAGTGACCTCGTATTTTTTAGGAGTAGATACTGACAATGAAGGAAGGGCATTACCAATACCTACTCGTAAAAAACCCCAACACATGGTTGAGGTTTTGGTCAGTCTTAAGCTAAATGGTATTTAGGCTTATGGGGTTACATTGCTGTAGTTAATATAAGCAGCGGCAGTTACGCGGCGTTTAGACCAAGTCATATGACGCTCAGCACGAATAGCAGTCATATTCTGTTGCCACAAATTGACCAGTGTGGTTGCGCCCATATCAATAGTTGCTTGGTCACTAAATGCAACCTCAACAGCGCCGTCATCGGCTAAATATAGCTCAGACGGTTTAATTAAAGCGATTACATCAGCAGCGGTCTCAGACTCGATAACGGGTAGTCCGTTCAGTGTTTTACTGCCAGCTGGGGCATCCATACCACGATAGTAGGGATTGCCTAGCGCGTCGCGTAGCTCAGCCATGTCACTAGCGCGTGTTTCGCTCATGACGTATTGAGCGCCATTGAGAGATAGATTATTGCTGATAAATGTTTTGCGGAGCGCAGCAAGATCGGCGTTATACTGAGCAACGCCCACGCCCGTATGGTCAATTTTAGTTGCGCCATTGAGGATGCCAGCAGGTCGGGTGTCGGTTTCGTCAGCGGTATCTATAAAGGTATTATCAATTAGCGTCGCACACGCCTCGATTAGATCATCGCGCAGCATTTGATCAGTAGCTGGTGACGCCAGTCTTAGCAAATCATCAGTACGCACAATAATGCCAGCTAGTTTATGATGTCCGATAGTGACTGAGTTAAAGGTTGGGTTGGTAGCCGGTTTTGCTGCACCATCACCAACCCACGCTGCCACGCTGCCGCTTGCCATACCGGGAATTTTGGCATTAAACGGCGCGGCGCGCATTAATGGCGCGAGTTTATCAACAATGGTCTCAGCGCGTAGCAACTCAATAAACTCATTAGCGAGCTGATTTTCAACAATCAACTCACTTGAGTTGGTGGTATTGAGTACGACTGCTTTTTCGAGCGCTTGAATAACGCGTGGGTCCATGCCTTGTGACTTAGCAATATCAAGAGGACTGATATAGTTGCCGTTTTTTTGTTGTAGCACAGCAAGTGCTTTAGCTTTTGCAAGCTGAGCGAAGCCGATACCTTTTTTGGCGTGGTTAGGTTTCACAGTGGTGACTCCTTTAGCAGCTTCCACTGGGTCGGCTGCACCTTTTGCAGACTCGTCTGCTTCTTCTTCGCTTTCGCCAGCGGCTGGGGTCGCATTGGCTGCCGCTGTGGCAACATCAGCAATAAAACCTTCGACACGTGCCAAGTTAGCTTCCAGTCGAGCGATGTCATCTTCGACTGCTTTGACTTCAGCTTCTTCCGCGTCGTCAGTGGTGCGTTTTTCGTTGGCTGCCTTGGTTAGGATGCCGCCGATTTTGCCTTTCTTAGATTTGATGGTCGCAAGGATTTGCGCGCGTTGTTGTTCCCATGGCATAGGTCATTCTCCAGATATTAAAGATACGCTGCCCTGATTAGGGTCAACTAAGGTGATAATTCGGGGTTGTTTTGAATTTGGAACGCTGGTGCTGCTTGGTGCTTTTGTTTGTGGCTCTAGTGCTAATGGGTCGGTCTTTGCATTTGGAGGCGTGGGCGTAGGGTTTTGAGCATCCGAAAATGCTTGCTTGATGTTTTTTACACTTGTAATCACTGCATCGGGGTTAGCAGGGACGGTGACAGCGGATAATTCGTACCATTCCCACTCTTTAATGTGCAGACCCCAGCTATCTTCGAGATAGTTATACTCAAGCGGTCTAAAGCCAATAGACAAGCATTTGACCAATCCCGATTTGATGGACTGCCATGCTTCATCAGTACGACTTTTTAGTGTGCCTTCTTCTGCGATTTTGACGATGGTAGCAGTGATCTCAATGCCCTCATCGGTAACGGTCGCATCAGTAACTTCGCCAATTGGCTGATTGTGGTTATGCTGCCAAAGTAAGGGAATGGGCAAAGCGAATTTAGCGCCGACCATATCCAAAATGTCGTTATCACGGTCTTGCTTGGGGGTTGATGCAATACCAGTGATAGTGCGTGTTTCGCCATCGTCAGTGACGGCTTTGACTTTCAGCGTGCTATAAGCTTTGGACATAGTCGTTCTCTATTTATTTATTTTGGGCAAAATAAAACCGCCCTTATGGGCGGTCTTGTTTGTGTTTCTTGCGTTTGGTGTAGATAGTCAATGCTATGTCAGCTATCAACACAATGACCTCTAGTATTCTTGATTTGCTCATGGCATCTGCTCACCTCTTTGGTATTTTAGGCTTTGGCGGCGTTTGTCCATTATTCGGCGTTGGCCTTCTTATGCCCATGCAGTTAAAGTTTTTTTCATAATCTTTACCAGCTTGGTCTAGCTTTAGATTGTATCGATGCGCTACAACACCTAGGTAAAAACCAATGATAAATATAGCCAAAAAGAACCAAGGTAGTGCTACATGAAAATGGATTGTCATAACCTGGCCTTAAACAAAAAACATAGTAGGAACGTTGGTCTTTGGTGGCTCTGGATTCAAGCTCATAAGTGCGACCGCGTTTAACATGCCAATGACAGGGTCAATCTTAGCAGTGCCAGACTCAGCCTTACTAATCATCGTACCGCTACCACGTACTACTGTGCGAGAGTTACCAACACACCATGCCATCATGTCTTGGTCAGCATGTATAAGATGTTTACGCGCGATTTTATTTTCAGTGGTTTTGATATAGCCCGACATCTTGAAACCTTGACTGACGCCAACAATTTTATCATCTGGTATCTCGACTGCATCCAGCTCTTCTATGAGTGTGCCAATGCCAAGTGGGTCCAGTCCTATTTGGTCAAGTTTGCCGCTGTCCTCTACTTGTTTGCACAGCTGCGCAACTTGTTCTGTTTCATCACCAATATTATCTACGATGATAAGATCGCCATCTTTGGCAAACCCTTTTAATGTTGGCGCAATAGACTGGCGGCGCTCAAGGGCTATCTTGTGGCACCAAGCGCGCGTCCATACCCACCACGGTTTTATTTGCACCTTTTGTTTGGTGATGCTGTCCTCATACTCTCTTAGGACGATAGGCAATCGACCAACGGCTGCAAACCCTAGCAAGTCATCAAGACCACCGCCATCGATGCCGATTGTGATTACCTCTGAGGCCTCAATCAGCTCCTCTAAAGTAAATGGCACAGGAGCAGCTGCCGCTTCCCAAAACTCTACAGCAGCCCATCTGTTAGCTCTCAATGAGATACCGATTTGTACGTTAAGATGCTTGGCGGTAAAATCTTGCAGCTCGTCTTTACCTTCGTCTGTCGCTTTTTTAAATTCACGTTCTAAGAACTTAACACTGACAGACGCGCCAAGATTGGGATTAGTGATATACCAATTGTTTGGATTTAGATAAAGCTCATCGTCGATGTATTTTTGTGGGAACTCATAGAGTAAACCCAAAAACTGCGGATCAACTATTTTACCGTCACGTACGGCACGGGCATAATCTAGTTTTTGTTTAAAAATGCCAGCAGGCTGCTCATCTGCCATCGTACTTAAATAAATGACAAACCCTTCAGGTCGTGATGCTAAACCGCCTGTTGCTTCACGAACCATAGAGGCAGCATTGGCACGTTTACCAAACAACCAAACTTCATCGAAGAGCACATAGCTGAATTTACTACCGCCTAGCGTATCAGATTCAGCGGCATAGACCTTTAAAGTTGCATTGGTGCCCAAATGCGTAATGGTTCGAGTATGGTCAGAGACGTTGAATATGGCAGTGAGTTCAGGGTCAGCGGCGATCATGTCGCGTGCTGGTGTATAACTGTTATTTGCGACCTCTTTGGTTGGAGCAATAATAGCGAGGTCCGCACTCATACGCTCGTTGAGTATGAGAGCAATCATCATAATGCCAGCGGCAAGCGTTGATTTCGTGTTTTTCTTGCTAATGAGTAAGAAGAACTCAGTGATTAATCGCTCTTGGCTTACTGTGTCGTATGCGCCAAAGATAGCAGCGATAAATTCGCGGGCCCATTCGCGGGTGACCTCTCCAGCCGCAGGGCTGCCAATCATATCTACCAATATTAATTGGTCAAATATCTTAAGCGCGATATCAGCCACGTCTTGATTGAGTGGTTTACACGGCATTAGAGACTCACCGGCGACTATGCGCTTTTCCCAGTCGGGTAAGGCTGTCGACCAGGTTGTTATCATGATGAGCTCTTATTGAGTGGTTTTTGATGTATACATATCAGGCTGATTATTAAGTGTCGCAAACTTACCAGTGTTAGTAGCAGTCTTAGCATCAAGCTTGCCCTGCTCTTTCTTACCGATTGCCGCAGGCTTCGGCTCTTCATATTGGATAGCAATGGCAGCACAGCTGATACGGTCCTTCATTGACTTAGCTGGGTTCTTATAAACGGTTTGAAAGAAGTGTAGGGCATTAACCAGCTCGACGACTTCAGCTGTTTCACCTTCAGGGCTTTCGCCTGATTCTAAGAGATTGATGGCCCTTAGTTCGATGATGCGATTCTGTATCGCCTCATTCTCTTTTAAGTTTTTCAGCGAGCGTTCTGCGTTCGCTTGATTCTTAGCTTTGTAGCCAGCGTCTGCCATTGCCTCTAAGTCATCAAGACCTTCAGCGACATTTTGACAATACGCCTCTTGTCTTTTAGTCAGCGACATAATGAGAACCTTTATCAATTAAACATAATCGGAAAAATGGAAAAATAATTTCAATTTAGGATTTTTTTTGCGCGTGGGAGGGGGCGTGGTGTCCGCTGGGTTTGCCCAGAAATAAAAACACCTCCCCCCGGGCTTTTTCCAAGAAAATATCTTAAATTTCTTGGCTTTCTGCATGCGTTTTCGGCTTATGACAAGCGGTGCAGATGGTTTGTAGATTGCTATCGTCGTCAGTGCCGCCGCGTGCAACGTTCACAATGTGATCAAGTTCAAGTTCACCGCCAACGCGGTCACAAACTTGGCAAGTATATTTGTCGCGCTTGAATATCTCATCGCGCTTGCGTCGCCAAGGTCGCCCACCGCGTCCGTGTCCCCATCTTGATTTGGGTTGATGAGTGTCATTGACTGCTTTGGTGCCGATGGTTGTGAGGCGTGGGCGTAGGGTTTTGAGCGCCATGCTTTATTACCTCCAAAAAGAAAGCCCGCTGCGGGGGCAACGGGCTTAACTGGTGATGTTTGTTTACGTCTGCTTTATGATTTGGCAGGAACTTCGAATATGAGAAATATTAGGTCAATCTGTCCGAAACTACAAGTAGGCTTTTAATAGCCTACCACTTGTAACTCTATCTTAGCCCTTGCTGCTGCTGCGTTCTGGCTCATATCATTTAGTATAAAATCAATGTGATCAGATAGTTTATTGTCAGACCAAGTTTGTTTTGCAATACCTGCAAACGCTGCTCGCTCACTATCATTCCAAGCATAGCCAATGGCTTCATTAATCGGATACTGACATTCGGCCAACGCAGTGCAAACTACCTTATCAATATACCTTTTTCTTATTACCGCACTCGAAAGTTTATCTGAGTAAGTATCTGATAGTCGAGCCTGGATAGTTGTATCAAAGCCATCGTTTAGATAGTGATAGCAGTCTGATTGTAGTTCGCTAAGGTTTGCATAAGCTTCAGCAGCTGCTCTTAAGTATTCTTGACGCATGATAAATATCCCCCGTTATTTATAGCCAATATAGAAGCGTGTGCATAGTTACGTCAAGATGTGCAGGGTTAGGTTTTAAACTATGCACGTCTACAGACCTTGTTATTACTGGCTTTTAAGATTGATGTTCATAGTGTGCATAGTGTGCATAGTTAAATCTACGCATGGGAATAAAAAAATATAGCTTTCATAATATCAGTATATTAAATAAATAATTGTTTCCCGCGCGCGCATACGAAAAACCCTGCACACTATGCACAGGGTTGCTATAAGCTATATGGGGTAAGGTCTGTAGACGTGCATAGTTTGTTTTTATACTATGCACATGGGGTGCACACTATGCACATGGTCGGCTATTTTGGGTCAAGTTTGTGACCGATAGCGTTCTTCATAAGCTTGATTTGCTGCCCAAGCCATACTTGTTGGTTGGCAGCTTCAGCTGTTGGATAGTTGGTTGGCATCTTAACAGCAATTACTGTCGCTTGGATGACTCGCATCCCACCAGGCAGTTGATATCTTAACCGCTCCTTGTGTTCACGTCTACCAATATATGTCATTAATTTGGTTTTAGTGGTACCGCGTTCGCCGCCCTTACGACACCAATGCTGATAGTAGTCATATAAATCGTCAGTAAGTGCGCTGCAATAAGGTATTCCAGCTTCACCAGCAACCCAATCATCATAGAACACTTCCCAGTTTGGTTGGCTTAAACGAATAAGCTGACGTTTACTGTTAGTCATGAGCGCGGGTGTATGTGCTGTCTGGCCTTTTAAATCAGTCATCATGAGTAAAGTGTAGAAAGCGCGTAGCATCTTGTCGTCAGTGTCAGATAATGCTGCCGCGACGTCATTTAAAATGGGTGCGGGAATCTTTTGTTGTGGGTAGCAGACAACATGACGTCTATCGTTTTGCTCTAATGATAGCGGCATCATATTGTTTGATAAGAATATCGCATTAACAAAGTTATCTTGCTGCCAACCGCTCATAAACTTTTTACTAATATAGATTGTATTGCCAGTAATAAGTTGCTTAACCATACCCATCTGCGAATAGCGGTCACTGCCACTGAATATCTCTTCGAATAGCGCATAAAGCTTATTAGATACCCAATCATTATATTGAGACTCAAGCTGACCTTGACCAAGTGTGACAGAATAATCGCCATAGATACGTGACATGATGCGGTCAAAGAATAACGACTTACCTGCGCCTTGCACTTCGCCGTGAAAGATAAGAGCGGTATCAAGCTTGGTACCAGGCTGCTGCAATGGAATGGCCAACCATCTAAGCATCCATTCATAGACTTCTTGTTTGCCTTCGCACAAATGTAATAGCAGGTCAGTGATCGGCTTGCACATCTTAGCCGCGTCTTTGATATCTGTCTCAATAGGTTTTAGTGGTAGGCCGTCAAATGTATTAATAGCAATGTCTTTGTCATGCTTGGGTGATTTAGTGCGAGTAGGGTCAAACCAGATGTTATCCGCTTTGATAGTAATACGCGCCTCTGACTTAAGCCAAATCTCATACTCATTAGGGCGTGCTAGTTTGATGGTATCAACGGGCAAACGAATACGCTCAACGTCATCCCAAACTTCTTTGGTGCCATAGATAAGGAAGTAGCGCTGAAACATCGATTGAGCTTCGACAGCCATCATTACATCAAGGTCTTTTGCAACCTCTGACTTTGCAATCTTACGATGCTTCGTTTCCCACCAACGCGCCGCTAATTTCTTATTGCCAATCTCATTAGCAAACTGCGTCTTTGTATACTCAATCTTTTGCTCAGTGTCATAGACTTTATTGGTCACTTTACCAATATCAGTGATTTGAGCGTAGCGCTTTAGCATTGCTGCTAAGCGCATTTCTTGCTCAACGTCAGCTGGTACATTGCCGTTATGTTGAGTAGTAGGCGTAGTATTATTAGCCTGATCGTCATTGGCAGCTTGAGTCACGATTGATTGATTGGCTAGCGCATGTTTGATTTGACGGGCTACTTCATTGAGTCCAGAAGCGGCGGCGAGGTCGTTAAAGTCTGTATGTTGTTTGCCTTGCATTACGCCGCATCCTTATCTAGTAAATCAAAACTTGGTACTACCATTTCGCCACTAATGGCGATGGCGGCGTTACGTGCCTCACGAATACCCGTATTGTACTCAATCAAAGGCTTGGGTTCTTTACCCTCTGCAATGGCTTTATCGCGCATCTTAATAGCTGTAGCAGTATCGTCATCAGCGACAATAATAATACGGTGATCGGGATATTGAGCGCGTATAGATTGGGCGACCGGTATTAGATTGTTTGCGTTAAAAGCCACAATCACAGGTAAGCTATAACTCATTGCGTCAAACACAGTAGCGCCGGTTGCATAACCCTCACAGATGAGTATCACACCACCACCAAACATGGCTGAACTGCCAATCGTAAAGTAAGCGCCGCTTACCAAGCCGCCTTTTAAAAACAATTTTTCGCTATCAGGTGCAATGGTTTGCACGTTGACCAGTGTTATTTGTTGTTTGTCGGCATTGTGGTAATACATGGGGATGATTAAGTTATCATTAGCGTCTTGGCTCAACCCAATTGCTGAGACGTTTTTGCGTAGTAAGTAAGGGTGATCGTCAGCTGCGGGCTTTGAGTTGTCCCAAATGCTTTGGGCGCGACTGGCAGCATCAATGCGAGCTTGACGTTTTTCTGCTTTCTCAACAGCTTCGCGTTCGACTTGCTGTGATTGCCACTGAGCGCGTTGCTCATCTGTGACTGTGCTGGTCGCATCAAGGCCAATAGCACCAGCTATGAGCTTATTGGTTTCATAAACATCAAGACCGGTAAAGTCTTTGACTAGCATAAAGCCGTTGCCAGCGCCGCACTGGGAGCATATCCAAGTGCCTTCGCCGCGTTTGTCGTCGCAACGGAATCTATCGTCGCCACCGCACATAGGGCATGACTGATGCTGATGGGCAGCTTTACTGAAGCTGATACCAGCAGCGGGGAATATAGTCGAGACATAATTGCTGACAGCTGCTGCACGTATGGCTTCGAAATCTAGCGGGGTGCGTTTATCTGTCATTGTGTCTCTCCATATTGCGCTTTGCATTTTCTAAAATCGTTTGAATATGACCGATTAATGCATGACCATCCTTTTGCATACTTGCGTATTCATCAGGCTCAATAACTTTGTCAGCATAAGCATCCAGTGAGGTGCTATTTAAGTCTGCAAACTTTTGACCTAGCAGGGCGATATCAATCATTTCATCACACTGAGTATCGGGGTCAGGCAGTAAAAACCATCCGGCGCTGCCATGAGCGCAGCAGATAGCATCCATGATTAACGACGACTGGGTATGTTCAAGCACGAGTTCAATCGTCTCAGGCGCTAGTGTGTGGCTGCTACGGTTTGGATTCACTTGTAAGGCAAGCGTGTTGTAGTTAACGCCATATATATCGGCAATCTTGCCCAGTGTACCGCGCTCTTTTTTGCAAGCATGGTAGACAGCTTGTTCAAGTGATAATACGCAATTTTCTGCGCGTTGAGCTGATGTAAATATTGTGGTCGACATATTGCCCCCGTTATTGTCGTTCTTTTATTTCGTCTGTGGCGTTAAGCTATTGATTGTTGATTACTTGGATCGTTGGCTGGAGCGGGAGTTGGAAATATATCTGGACGTAACTCGTGACATGGGACTCCAGTTACCTGTGATACTTTCACTACCCATCTAGCCGAAATTTTTTTATCACGGTTGAGCCAAGTCCATATGTTCTGTTGCTTTAGCTTTTTCTGAGTAGGATCGATGATTTTAGCTAGTTCAGTTTGACCACCAGCAATATCAACAGCTTGCTGTAAAGCTTCTAAAGGACTAAGAGGCTTAATTGTCTTATTCATGATGTAAATCCTTTGTTGTTAATTTTAATGTATTTAATCATTTGTTGTTAATTATGTCAAATCTTTTGTTGTTAGCTTTACAACATCATTTGTTTTAAATTAATAGAAATTACGGGGAGGACATGCTATGGCACTTGGACAGCGAGTTAAAGAAGCTAGAGAGTTTAGAGATCTTAAACAAGGAGAGCTTGCTGAACTTATTGGATGGACTCAGCAGGCACTATCTACATTAGAAAAGAGGGATAGTAAGAAGAGCGCATATTCTGCACAAATAGCAAAAGCACTCGATATAGATATCGATTGGTTGATGAGTGGTTCCGGTGAAATGGTCAGCAAGGTAAAAAAAGACAAATCCGCCAGAAACCTAATTAAGTATGTCCCAGTTAAAGGCTCGGCTCAAATGGGCGATAACGGGTATTGGCTGGAGCTAGATTATATGGGTAATGGTGGGGATGGGTATTTAGAAGTAAACAATGCTAGTGATTCAGCGTACGTGATACGTGCTGTAGGTGACAGTATGTTTCCTGCGTTGCGTTCAGGATGGTATATAGTGTTCGACCCTAAAAGAGATCCATGCGCTGGTGAATATGTACATATTGTATTGACAGATGGGCGCAACATGATAAAAGAATTTGTCAGTTGCCAGCATGGCATCATTACTGTGATATCTGTTAACGGAATGGAGCGAATGTCTTTTAACTGTGAAGATGTGAATGTTCTGAATCCATTTGTAGAAATACAACCCCCAAGCAGACTGCGTGATGAGTTACACTTATTAGATAACGAATGTACAGGAATATGACAATGTCTAGTAGACCATGGTTAGAATATTGGATTGAACATTACTTTGCACATGCTAAGCCAGTCTCAAAAGACAATCCTTTGGTGCGTGGTTGGTGTGTATATGTAGAAGTTTATGAATTTGACTAAGCATATGATTTAATTTTTAAACATGTTTTGTTGTTATAACTTAACTATTTTAAATATAAACAACAAAAGATTTGACATTATTAACAACAAATGATTAATATATACCCGTAATCAACAAAACGGGTATAACGTCATGTCACATAATCAAAGCAACGATGGTCTACAAACGCAGCGTACTCAATACGAGAACAAGCGCCTTCAAAACATACTTGCTGACCGTAACCAGCAGCTCCAAACTGTCGAACAACAACTGACTAATACACAACTTAGCTATAAGCATGCGTGCAAAAACACTCGTATGCTTATGGCTTTGTGCGTTTTGTTGATTGTGGTTCTAGCGTGCGGAGGTCTGCAATGAGTACTCCAATCGCGCAATACAAACTCCCGTCACGCATTGAAATTGGTTTTGATAGTGAAGCCAAAGCATCTATTGCGGATTTGAAAGTCAAGCTGGACGAAGCTAATAAGAACTTAAACGCTAGAGATAGTGGCTTATGGTCTGAATCTAAGAAAAAATCTAATAGCAGAATTGGACAAATTATAGCGACCGCTATTTCTAACCAAATAAAAGAAACTTTACGTCCAGACGGTTTGCTAAAAGAAATGTCACCTCCAGACGGTTTGCTAAAAGCCATGCAAGCGGAAGCAGCTAATGATTCGCCACAACTCAAGCTCAAGCATATGGGGCAGTGGGTTTTTGAAGGGCAGAATGATGAGTTCCAATCAGCTGCCGTTGACGGGGATGGCAGAGGTTTTCTTTACCTAGATAAAAAATCAGAAATAAAACTCGGGGAATTAAAAAAACATTTTGTAGCGCATGGTTTACGTTACGTACAAATAGATGGCGTCTTCGACACCAGCGACTGGGAAAACAGTGCCATTGACCGCGAAACCGTCAATGATGTCGAGTATCTAAGCGAAAGCGTTCCCGAAATACAAGGTATGGATGCACGCGAAATCATCATTGATGAATGTGACTGGCTATCTGAGTCAGTACCACAAATCACCCAAGCTGATATGCAGCTTATCTTTATCAAAAACCTGTCTGACGTCTTAATTCAGCGTATGCATAGCATGGATCGCTTTAGTGAGGACGACTATGCGATTGGTGGTAAGAGTTTGGAATCATGGGATATCGTATTTTGCGAACTTATAGATGCTTACGCGATTTTAACACGCCATAAAAACGGACATCATGCAGACTTATTGATTTTAGGCGACACCGGACTAGCTGCAGACGCGGGATGGTGTACTGACCGCGCAGCATTTAAAACTTTACGCACCATCACTGAAGCCGAGCTGTCCGCATTTCGTACTGCGCTGGAGGCTTGCTATGCGTAATATCGCCAATATCAAGCCGAGCGTTATCCTCGTATCACTTATCCATAATGCCAAACTTAGCAACACTGTCAGCCGTATCGCCTTACGCGATGCCGAAAATCAGTGGTGCAAGCATATCACCAAGCCCATCGAACTACGCGACCAGCACACTATGCTTGATGTCGCTGAGCAATTGCGCCTAATCATTGTGCAAGTCTCACATCGCCGTTGCCGCATTAATCCAATGTATTGGGCCGCACTGGTACATTTAGAAGCTGACTTACGCAATGCGTTTTCTCAAAACATCAACCTTGAGCCGCTACTTGACATCGTAGCCGCCAATAGCGAACACAGTGAGGTGGCGTAATGTCTATCAATAACCAAAACCGTAAAGGGCCTTTGCTGATTAATATTAGCGGCGCACCACACATCGGTGTCACTACAGCCTGTGAACGTGTGCAACGCTGCTTAAATGCTCAAGGCATTATCACTGACGTTATCGTACTTGAGCGCGGTATCGATGTTGTCAACTTTGACGATGATTATTTGCTTGGCAACTATAGCCACTTGGACGTCATCTTGTTTGATAAGCATCGCAATGCCGACTCCGCTGTTAAAAGACGGATGATTCATCCGCTTTGGGATACTGAGGGCGTCGTACCCGATATCAGCGTCTTGCTTAGTTGTACGCCTGATAATTACAAGCGCCAAATATGCAATCGTATCGACAAGCGAAAGAAGTTTGAGCATCACGGCTATTACCTGGCAATTGATAAAGTGCATTACGGCACCCGCAATCATCATGTCGTCAATATCGACGGTAAAAACGGGCAGTTATATGCAGCTGGTACGATTAAAAGCTTGATATTGCGGGAGCTAAAGCGATGAGAGTCTCGTTTGTATTGAATGCCAATCAAGATATAAAGCACGTTATTGCGAACCGCATTCGCGTGATCGAGCATAACTTTAATATGGAAGTACAAGGCTTTGCTATTAAGCAGATAAGCAGTGCTAATTTCGATGCTAATTATGAATCTTTAGGTTCAGAAGAGGTTAAGCAGGCTTTATCTGGTTGGGATTGTGATTTGCAGTTCCAAATTCAGCTTGAATTTAAGGAGTTAGTCAACAATGAGAAAAACTCTATCACTTAGTCCTCGCACTCATCTATTTATTAAAGATGAGGCGCTATTTATAAAGCTTCAGCGGCCACACAACTTGGACCCAATGAAAGCAGATTATTACATTATCAAAAAATTCAGCATCAAACGTCTAAAAGAGATCCGCGACTGGGCAGATGCAATTATTAAAGACAGCGAGAGTAGTAATGTCAAAAAAGACTAAAAGAATCACGTTTGCAGCAAACAATTACGGCTTGAGTTGGTTAGAAGTAGACACAAGCTGTTGGGAAATCGTCGATGCTTGCGGCTCTGGTAGTCACTTGATTGGTCGGGCATGTCGCTTAGCTGATCGTGGAATGAAAATAGAATATCGCTACGGTATCGGCTATAAGCGTATCGAAGCGAATGTTGAGAAGATGGGGTAAATAATGGCTGATGATGCTGATCGCGCAAACGACTATGTTGATTTAACACTGGCTCACTGCCTAAGTCGCGCGCCAAAATTTGATAAACCGTCACTGACAGAATGTATGGAATGCGGCGAAGACATACCTGCTAGACGCCAAGCAGTGGGTGGAGTAACGCTTTGTGTAGACTGCCAAAGCGTATTTGAGAAAAGGAACGGTCATGCTAACCAATAATGAGCAATTATTAGTAATCACCGGCGCAGCTATATTGCTTGGAATGTTGGTAGTCGCAGTGGTTTGGTTGTTGTCGATTGAATTGAATAAAGGGGAGTGATTGTGAGTAACGAAGTCGTAGAGTGTTGTGACTGTGGTCATAAGTACAAGGAAGATGATGCTAAGCGTATACCCGACCCAGATAACTGGATTGTGGTGCTTAGGGTCTGCCCAGAATGTGACTGCCCCGATTTCTATATGGAGGATAGGGAAGATGACTAATACAACTAATATTCCGCAAGTTATTGACCAGCTTATTGAAGTGATACAAAATGGTGGCGGGTTGATTGACTGGGTACAGGCTGAGCGCTTTGAGCAAATCACTGGTATCAAGCAATCATCGTTACGCGGAAAGCATGAGATGTGGCCAGAAGGCATTGTCTGGGCTAAGTTTGATGATGGTCGCCTCTATTATAGTATTGCGGGGTATAACAATTGGGCAAGTCAGCAAGCAGCAAATCGCTGCCCACAGGCGTCACCGACAGAAACGGCACCATCCGTATCTGGTGGATGTGGCACAAAAAGAGACACTGGCAAACGCTTGAAAAGCTCCCCGCGACAGAACGTGGCTACACCGCCGCGTCTGTTATCAGAAATCGCTTAGCAGACCATGCCAAATGGGGCACACTTACTGAAGATATCATCAATGAATTATGCGGTAATGATGATGCCCCAAAAACCACTCCTACCTTTTTAGACTATGCCAGGCTTTATCTAAAGCAAGCAGACGTCAGCAAAGCCACCTTGCGTGAATACGCAAAATCCCTTGATAGATACTGGATACCACCCTGGTACCAACGTGAAATCCATACCATCACCGCAAAAGAGGTCCGCACATTGATAGCGGACATTATTTGGTCTAGTGAAAAGACACGTAATAATAACCTAATCCCTTTGCGCGGTGTTTTTGGCATTGCATTAGATGATAGCGTCATCCATACCAATCCCGTCGATAAGATAAAAAATACCAAGCATCAATCACTACCGCCGGACCCATTTAGCCGTGATGAAATGGAGCGGCTGCTTACCTGGTTGCATGACAAACATGGTAAAGATGAAGCTGTATATTGGTTATATTTTGAATTGGCGTTTTGGACGGGTATGCGTACAGGTGAGCTGCTCGCGCTGACGTGGGATGATATCGATTGGGACGCGGGACTGATTAAAGTCAGCAAAGTCATGAGCGATGGGGAGCTGGTTAATCGTACCAAAACCGCTGAATATCGTGATGTATTCTTTAATGCGCGCAGTGAAGATGCACTGAAGCGGTTAAAACGTATCAAATCACCAGTCAGTGATCGGCTATTTATGTCACCGCGCTTCATTAATAGCGCTTGGCAAACAGACAAGACGCCAAGACGAGCGCTTACCGCCGCAATGAAAGCGACTGGGATACGACATCGCGCTACTTACACGACACGTCATACCTTTATAACAAACTGTTTAACGGATGGATTGAATATTTACTTTGTGGCCAAACAAACGGGCCATAGCGTGAGAACGCTTGAGACTAGATATGCGCGCTGGATCGACGTGTCGAAAGCACGTAGTGAGATTGCTAAATTAGATACGGGGAGTAGGTAAGATGTTTATTAATTATAAGCGGTGCCCAGAATGTGGGGCAAGATTGAAGCATTACTACTGGTATTGTGGAGATTGTGACAATCAAAATTTGACCAATTGGCCATTGATGATAGCTATAGTTATAGCGTTCGTAATTATGATGGGATTTATCGCGCTTAATTTCTTAGAAAAAGCTTGTTATGACAGCTTTCTTCAGCAGTTAGTCATGAACTGGGGTATTAATTGCTAATCTGTGCCAAATCTGTGCCAAAAAAATAACTCAACGACCTAAGTCGTTGAGTTATTTAGTATTTCTTGGTCGGAACGGCAGGATTTGAACCTGCGACCACTACACCCCCAGTGTAGTGCGCTACCAGACTGCGCTACGCCC